CTCTGCACCAACTGTTTGAAAGAATCTAGCTGTAACACCATGTATTCTCTTTATCTTACCTTGTGCAATGCCATCTTCTGCACCTGCTTCCATACGCAATGTTTCTAATGATGAAGTATAACCATAACCAACATGAACCTTAGATGAGCTTCTATCTAATGTAATTGTGCCATTGCTGACTGTTTTATCAGCGTGTGCAGCACCATCTGCTAAAATGGTTACTGTTTCACCCTCAAGGTGGTTTAGGCTTGTAATGGTCGTTGTAGCCGATCCACTGTATGTCAACCCACTATCTACAAAGAAAGCATCCTCGACATCATCATTAAAATATAGTGACTTTAAATAAACAATATGTCTTACTGTGGCACTGTTTATAGTTCTTTTAACACTAAGATACACCTGGTCTTCTGCACCACTAGGTATAGCTGTAATACTTTCTACTAGACCACTGCCACCTAAACTATGTTCATGCCATCCTACTGTGGCGTTTGCCCTGTCATATGTTAGTCCTATTAGCCTTCCATCATTATGTACAAACCACAACAATAACTCTGGCTCTTGCTGCCATACCATGTCAGTCAAGCCACCTCTAGCCAAATGATCTGCAAGCACAGTCAAATCAACACCCAGCAATCCATCTGTGTCTAAATCAAAGGTTATCTCTTTTACCTTTTCTGCACCCTTCTGTATGAGTATGGTACTGTTACCTGCTCTCAAAGGCTTGATGTTACCTGTACCAAAAGTTGTTTCTCGTAGCACGTTAACATTTGTAGGTGTTACCGGCTCTGATCCTGCACCACCTGACAAAGTAAACTCAGCACTTGTAGTCAATAACTGCAAGAATCTAGCTGGTAATAAATGCTTTATGACGTTAACCTGATCTGATGCTATGGTTACATTAATCGCTGCATCATCTTCTGTTCCAGGTGTATGGTTCTCAAAATCAGCAGATACACTACCAAAGATAGTCTGTGGCTGATCTGTGGTTCCAGCAAAGTATAATCTTTCTTCGTAAAAACCTATAGCTCTTGGAAATCCTGTGGTTGAGCTAAAACTTCCCAATGACCATTTTGTTGTAGCATTGCTCGATCCCACAACATTATGTGGTAATACTGATATGCCACCATCATCTTCTTTAACTGTAGCTGTTACAACTGTTGAACTTGTGAACCCTGTTATCTTTACATAACCTGTATCGTCATGCCTGTACTCCCAATCAATCGCACCATATGTTTCTGTACCTGATGTATGTACTGGTGGCGTGTTACCTGATGTTTGCGTTGATCCAGTAACCTGCTTGTAAACGTGACCATTGAATCTTACAAATACATTATTAGCGTAACTTGTACTTGCTGCCCATTCATCATAAGTAACCTCTAATACCTCACGAAACCTAATTAATCTTCCAACATCTGTACTAACAAACAAGGCTGCACTTGCTGTAATCGTTACAGAACCTGTATCTGCTGAAGCGTATAATGTTGTTGCTGTTATGTTTTCATCAAGGTAAGGACCATCTGTAAAATCAATATCCGTCAATGTCCATGATGTATGACTTGTTCTTGTCAACTTTGCTGGTGCATGATCTTGTTGTGCAAGGAATAACACATCTGCTGATTGTGCATAATTAATCGTAGATAGCTGTGCTGTCGTGTAAGTCGTTGTAATTTCTACTATTTTACCGACTGTGCCACCACTTGTATATGTGGTAAACGCAGAGCTATTGATACCACTTAACTGAAATGTATTTGTTGTCTTTCCTGCAACTGTAAACTCTCTGTTATTTATCTCTGTCATACCAACAACACCAGTAATAAACACTCTGTCACCATTATTCAAACCATGTGAGTTAGATGTTACTACTGCTGGATTAGCCTTTGTTATGGCTGTTATTGCTGTCGTAGCTTCTGTAACTAAGCCACCATCTTTAAATATACGAATATAATTATTACCAAACTCCAATACATAGGCTTGTGTATCACTAAACTCAAAGTTGATTAGCCTTACCTGACCACCATCCTTTGTTGTTCCTGCGTAATATGTACCTGGTCTGCGTGTTGTACCTCCCTGTGGAAATACAATCATGTTGCTTAAATCTTTTACAGCTTCATTATATTTTTGTAAGTCTATTCTACCTTCTAGCCTAGGAGATATTTCACCTGCCCTGAAGTTGGTGATAATAGACGATACTCTAGCCATATTAGAACCTTGCGTTAGTAAAAGTATCTGCCTGTATTTGTTCTGGATAACCCTCTAGTGCATCCATACCTCTAGCTTCACTTAATCTTGCTTGATACAAAGAATACATTGATTGAGCTAAAGCATTACTTCCTGTAATGGCATACGCAGTTTCTGCTGCAAGTTTATGTGCAATCGTACTACTTAACAAAGGATCGAATTGCTCTGTATCTGTTACCCTAGATAAATAAACTATAGAACAAGTGCCTTCATTGGAAAGTATTTTTCTGCCTTCTATCTTATACATTACATTGCTATCGTAAGCTGCAACTTCATTATTGACGTTTGAGTTCCAAAAAGAAATAACCCTCAAGCAATAAGGGTCTGTAGGCAATGTATATTGATAGGTAAATCCGAATGGTGGTGCATCACTGTCTCTTGCTAATGTTGCCCTTGATATAGCTACATTCCAAGGATGCGATCTTATCACAGCATCTCTTACTGTTTCAAATCTTCTATTACAAAGTCGTGCTTCTTTAGAGTTCTCCGTTAATGCAGTTATTGTCGCTGCACCAAGTAAATCCATAGCTTCATTACAAATATCTACTACTGACGGCATATCAAACTCCTAAAGGTAAGGAGCAGATAAACTGCTCCCTACTAATATTTTAGTTTACAACATACTCTATGATGTATGACATATCACCTGCTGTACCACCTGTGGCAGAAAAAGTTACTGCAACGTAGTAGTATCCACCAGGATCGGCTGATGCACCTGCATCTTCCCAAACCTGTTGTCCAATAGTGTTAATATTGGCAGCTTCAGTTCTTACATCAGTCATAGCACCTTCGTCTGCGACTAAAGTTGCATATACATCTTCGTCAACGACTGTGCCATTTGTTTGATATAAACCTACATTAAATGTGCATGATCCACCTAAAGCATCTGATGCAATCTTTAGTGATGCGATAGATGCGTTACTAGGTATTGGTGCAAGCATAACAATATCATTGTCTGTGCTATCACCAGCAGCTAATGCGACTGTACCTTGAGCAACACGCAAAACGCCATGTAGCTCGTGGGCATTACTTGCAACTTGAGGACTAGCTTCAAAGTTAGCTACAAGTGTTGTATTTTTTGTAGTCATTTATTCACTCCCTTCCTTAAGCTGATTCATCACAATCGATTTGTACTACTTTGGATTCTTCCATTCTAGTAGCACCAATGCTCATGCAATAGTAAACTTGAGTAGCATAACCTTTGTCTGCTCTCTCATCTATTCTTGCAGAAACATCTTTTCCGACACCTAAAGCAATACCATCTTCTGCCCAAGCAAAACATGATCTGATATTAGATGCAATCGATAGTCTGTTTGTTACAATGAATTTGAAACCCATGAATGTGTCCACTTCACCTTGAACAAGTGCCTTAACTGTATTAAAGTCAGAACTTGTTACTGAAGTAGTTCCAAGTAATGCTTCAATTTGGTTAGGACCAACTGCTATATATCTTGGTATTGATGGGTCAACGTCAGCTAAATCTAAAATCTTTTTAGCTTCAATTAACTTGGCAATAGACATATCGGCACTACCATTTGCAATCTGATTACCAGCAGCAAATGCTGTAGATGTTGAACCTGTTTCACCTGTAAAAGATGTTCCAAGTGCAGCAGAAATGATAACGTCATCCATTGCTCTTCCCATTGCAGCAGCAGCAGCCATTGCATAAGAAGATGTAGGATCGATTAACATTCTAACCTTATCTTGGTCATCAATTAAGTCGGCATACTCATAGTCAGCTAGACTCACTCTACGTCTAGCGTGAGGTGTGTCCATCTGTGGTGTGTCGGCATGGCGAGTGGTACGCAACTGAGCAGTAGCAACGCCTACCTGGTCGAAAAAAGCATTCTTTCCAGTAATATTCTCCACACGAACTGCATCTCTTAGACGGCTTCCCATCTGTTGAGATAGCATCTGCACGTTAGCAGAATACTGTTGGACAAATGCCGTAGTTACTGATGTTGACATTTAAGTCTCCTTCGTAAAAGTTACATTTGATTTATTTGCAGTGTGCTACCCTTTACGGACACTCCTAGTTTTTTGAGCCAACTTTAGGCTATCGTCTTTCCGATTGTCTTGAGGACTTGTTGCCAAGCTACCCTGCATAACCCATTCGTAATATATATCAGCAAGTTTATCTGGATGCAACAAATCTCTTTGTGTACCAAATTCAACTGCAAGCCGTAAACATTCCAAACGGATTTCTTCTTCAGAGAGTGATTCATTATCCATGAATATATCCCATCAATTCTTGCATACGTTCAATAGCACGCTGCCTTCCTATAGGATCTTTCCTATTCCAATAAGCGTGTGTCTTGTCGTTCATAATTGAGTCAACTTCTTGTTGTGCCATTTGTGGTGTGTAAGCTCTGTTTACAGCATTATCAGATACAGTATCTTCGCTTGTAACAGTAGACTTAAACTC